GACCACCATACTGCTCAGATACCCTTGCAGTACGAGTGATTGTGTAAGGCTCACGGAAGATTTGGGTGCAGTTCTTAAGTCTACGTACTTTTTTACGAGTCTCAGAACCTACTGAAGCACCTTCAGCGTAAGCACCTAAACCACCAGCTACCATGAAATAATCAGCATCAGCAAAGTTAACTTGACCAAATCCCATAGGATTATTTCCGTAGTAAGTTGTTGCAGTACCATTATCATAAAACTGACCAGCAGTTGCAACGTAAGTTAGGGTTAATACACCAGAAGCATTAGCAGTAATCAAGTCAGTATCATTTGCATTAGCTTCTACATTATATGCGTCTAAGCTAGCATGTGCATGCGCACCAATGAACTGAACATGTTTATCTGTTGGGCTTGCGATATTAACATCTTTACCTATTGCTACACAAATTAAGTGAGTAACAGCAGTATCTACAGCACTACCAGAAACTGATGCGCTATAAATGCCACCAACTTCAAATGCTTCTACTTGCGATTGCCTTCTTAATTTAACAACATTATGATGTTGATTTAAACCATCTGTTGCAGTATCAGCAAGGTCAGATGCTGTAGTGTCAACTTTGACACTTCTTTTCATAAAGTACTCATCTTCCATCCATTCAAAAATCGGTACAGGAGTTCCAACTGTCCCTGCACGACCAGATATAGATAGCAAAGGTGTTACAGACTCATTATAATAATAAATCTTTGGACCTAATTCGAGTACTTGCCTTTGTGTGCCGTCTGTGAACTGAGTTGCAGTTCCAGCACCGTATGTATTTGGCATGTTACATACTCCTTTATTTTAGGGTTATTTGCTAAATTGCATTAGCCCCTTCATAAAGTCATCTAATTCTTTTTCTTGAGGTTTTTTAGCAGGAGTAGGCTTGCCTTCAACTGAAGCGCCACTTTGCACCTTTTCCATTTCCAAAACCTTTTTTGAATCATTTGTCTTAATATCTGAAGAGGATTCTGCATTATTATTTTCTTTTTCATTTAGAACCTTCCAGACCTTTACCATATTCGAAGTTGTAACATTTTCAGGGCTTTGCATGAATCCATAAAAAGATTTTATTTCATCATCGCTCATACCTAAAGATTTAAGCTCATTGATTTCAGCTTCTTGCGCTTTTACAGCACTTTCTTTTTGACGTACAGTTTCAAATTGTTGCATAGCTTTTTGAGCGCCTTGTTCAATTAACCACTCATCATATTCTTTTCTCCAAAGATTAGAAGGGGAACCTTGTAAAGATTCTTCCATTAAATCATATTCTTCAGGTTTTTCAGGTGGTCCATTTACTTCTTGCTTTTCAGCTTCATTTTGCAACATTTCAACAATCTTGGGATTGCTTTTTAACCATTCGTCAAGTTTGTCAAGCTTTTCATATTTTGAAGATTTGTTACGAAGTTCTCCTTCAGCTTTATCTTTTGCGCTTTGCACATTTTTATATGCATCAGCTAGCTTCTCTCGACCTTCTTGACTATCTTCAAATTTATTATCAATTAACCATTTTTTAACTTCTTCAACAGCTTCTTCTTGCTCAGTTATTTCTTCTTCAGAAAGCTGTGCAGTTTCTTCAGTCGTTGGTTCTTCTATCACTTCAGTTTCTTCTGAGCCTGTTACGCCTTCATTAAATTTACTTAATGCGCTCATCAGGTTATCATCTTTAACTATCTGCGTTTCATTTGTCGTGTTTTCAGACATTCGATGCTCCGTTTCCTATTTTTGGTTATCCTATACCCATCTGTTCATCAGAAGGTGTAGGAGCCTGAGGTTGTGAGTTAACCGTATTCGTCAATTCAGCTAAATCAATAGCTGTATCTTGTGTCATTTGTTTCTGTTTTCTCTCTTCATTCTTGGCTGTAGCCCTCAAGTTACTAACTGCTTGTTGTACTGGCTTTGTTGCCTCAGAGATTTCTGCTCTCATTTTTGTATGGAACAGTTCACGCTCTCTAGTTTGCAAATCGCCAGTCATAGCTTGTAGTTGTTTTTGAAGTTGTTGATTTTGCGCTCTAAGTTGTCCAATCTCACTCATACGAGCCATAAGCGCACTTTTATCTACATCTCCTTGTAATCCCATAATAACTTGTGCTTTGTCATATATACCAGCTTGCAATAACTGAATATCTTTTGCAAGGTCTGCTGTAGGACTCTTTGAACGAGTACTACCTATGACTACACGAATATCAACTTCAGCAGTTGTTACATCATACATACGCTCAATAGCAAGTGTATAATCGTTTATTACAGGAACATTAATTTTCATTTCTTTTTCTATTCCAAGAGGATTCATTACTCTAAGAACTCTTTCCTTATCATATACATAAGGAATATATTTTGATACAATCTTACCAACATTAGTAAGCATATCATATACAGGTAAAATCTTCCAATTCTGTTTTCTTGAAGAAGCTTCATCTAAAATCCTTGCTTCTCCGAATGTTCCAACAGCTCCTGAAGGATTTCCTTGTTGAAATTTGTAAGCACCAAAAACAGTTTCTATATCTGTTTCATATCGTTGCTTTTCTACGTATAACTGACTGCTAATAGCAGGTGGAGATAATTCTTTTATCTTTCCTTCTCTTAAAGCAGATGGATTAGCACGTATAATAGCATTTGGTACAAACCATTTTTCTAATTCTTCTGGGTCAATAGCACCATCTTCATAAATTAATTTAAAACTTGCTGTGCTTGTTGCATGTGAAATAAGTAAAGCTTCTGTCCTATTTAACATTCTTTGTGGAGTTTTTGCATGTCTTACATCTCCAGCAGGATAAGGATTTCCATTATGTTCATTGCATGCAGGAACAATAGGATAATCTTCTATTGGAAGAACAATATCATAAATCATTATGTCGCCAACAACAAATGTTTCACGAACTCTTGTTACATATATTTTTTCTTCATCAACTTGATTTTCTTTAACATATGCTTTATATCTTTCTGATTTTTTAAACTCATCATATTCTTCTTTAGTAAATGTTTTTTGTTTACCAGTAAGATTGTCTGTTAATAAAACTTGCTCTTCATTTACTTTAGACCAACGTATATATCTTCTAACTTTTGGCTGTCCGTCATCTGTTACGTCTGCACTTCTTATAATATCATCACGATTATATTTGGAGGTAGCATAATCGTCATCTCTATAATCTTCGTTAGCCTCTTCTATTTCATCAGCATAATCAGGAAACATAACCTTCATTGCTGACTTTGTGCTTGTATCAGATAATATTATTGAGCTAGCATCTCTAAAAAATGGGTCAGTACAATTAGGGTCAACATAAATATTTTCTGGAGCAACTCTTTTAACTTTTATACCACCTCTACCTTGCTCTGCTTGCCAATCAGGATATACATACATATATCCTATTCCTTTAACTGTAAAATCTTTTACTATACTTCTAAAGTGCCTATCGCCATCAGAATCATACCATATCTTATCTAAAAGCTTATTGTATACAAAAGCAACTTCTGAATCTGTTTTACCAGTAGGACGTACATCCCATTCTGGGCTGGAACCTGCAACATTAGAAAGCACTTGCTCCACAGCAGGTCTAATTTTATTATTAGCTTCAGGAGGTTGTCCAACAGATACTAAATAATCTTTTTGAGATTGCGTTAATTGTAAACCTAAATAAAATTCTTCATCTTCTGCCATCTGAAACTTGTGTTCTTCGGCTGATGATTGATAATAAATATACTCTTCATTTACGTCGGATGGTTTTAAATCATCAAGACGTATGTTTTTTAGACTTATCATGTTACTATATATTACCTATAAAAATCTATATTATGCAAATATAGTTTTGCCAGTTTCCCAGTCAACACCACGAAAGTTAGAAGTACCTTTATACTCTACTCCATCTTCATCATATCCATGACGAGGAGCGTATATATCATCTATTGCCCATCGTAATGCATCTAGTGTATCTTTTTTGAAACTACCATGCTCTTTAAAATTTAAAAGCTCTTGCTCAAGCTCCCAATGGTTATCCATCAAGAACATTGCACCACTTGCAAAATATGGTTGAAGTTGTTTAATCCTATAATATTTACTTTTAATAGCTTTTTTAGGATTAATATTATAAAACTTACCTTTCTTTTTAGATTCACGCATCATATAGTCAGACAACATAACATGACCTGTTTCTTCAATATTAATAAGTTTTGGTTTATAAAATTCTATCATTTCAAATAACTTATCTGCTAGATTCATTGGTGTCATTTGTCCTCTGTGATAGTCAATAACATATATATTATTATCCATATCAACAGCAATCACCATAATAACAGAAAAGTCTGCTTTAACATTTTCACTTGAAGCAGGGTCAACACCCATAAATACATTTACAGGTATATCCCATATCTCATCTTCATTCTCAACAGAAACAATAGAAAACTCGTTGTCGTTTTTAAAATGACCACTCCAATAGTTTATATCTTCCTTTTTAAATACACGGAAGCTGTCATCCATTGGTATATTTTGATATTCTTGATAAAAATAAGCTACATCTCCTTCAGATACCAACCTGTCTCTTTCCTCTACAAGCCATTTATATGGTCGATAATCTTCCCATAGCACTTTAGGTTTACCATTTTTATCTAAAATTTCTTTACCACTCGCACTAAAAAACCCTGCATCGTTCTCTTGCATAATAGCTTGAAAGAACATGCTGTCCCATCCTTTAATCTTTTTCTTACCTTTTCTGTCGTATGCACGTGGTCCAGCTATACGATTAAGATACGAATCCTCATCTACAATGGTTCCAATAAATATTAACTTTGAATCTTGTGAACCTGCTACAACTGCACCATTTAACCAAGACCTGAATTGGTCTCTAAGTGTTTGTGTTGCTGTATTTCTTTCTCCTTCACCGTCATCAATAATAGTTAGAGTAGGTCTATATGCTCCGTACTTTAAACCACGAACTTTTTGACCTGTACCTCTTACTAGTACTTTACAATAACTATTCGGAGAACCTTCTTCATCAAATCCTGATATAAATTCTTTTTCTTCTTTGCCCCATATCCTACCTCTTCT